TTTTACATACAGAAAATATTTAGGCACAGATTGTGAGACTTCAAAAGAAAACGTAGCAATCAAACAACAATTAGAATTAATGAAGATGTGTGGTAGGGTTAATAGTAATCCAAGTCTTGCAAACAATTCTAATTTTGATTTACTGGTATCTAAATGTAGGGGTGTAACTCCTTCAAGAGATAACACTAGACCCTCTGATTCACAAAGTCTTTGGGATGATTTGAAAGATGAGTATAAAAAAGAGAACCCAGAGGTTAATTTAATGGGAGATAAGTTTATAAAATCAAAGAAGAGTACATTGAAAGTACCACCAAAAGACTATAAACTACCTAAACCAAAAGATGAGTAAACCTTTAAAAATATCTGAAGAGGCTGCTGTGCAGATGCCAATGAAGACAGTTGCTAGTTTAATTCTGCTCGTTGCAGCTGGCGTGTTCGCATACACCGAGCTGACGGCTAGGTTAGTTTCACTGGAGACATCACGTGAGCTGTTTGAAAATGATTTGCTCAAAAAAAGTGAGCAGGTCCCAACGGATCAGGAGCAACATTTTTTAATTGAAGATTTATATCAGACTGTTGAAAAGATGGAAGAGACTCAAGAAATGAATATGACTAATAAAGTAAATATAGAATTTTTAAGAGAACAATTAGATAAAGCATTGGAAGATATTGAAGGGTTAAAGGACAAAGTGCGAGAAAATGGAAAGTCTTATTAATGACTGAGTTGGTAGTAGCGTTACTTATGATTGTACACGGAGAGATTAAGGAAGCTCGTATCCAGACTTCAATGTCTGAATGTTTGAAAGGAAAAAGAGTTGCTAAGCGTGAATCTAAATCACACATAAAATACCAGTGCATAAAATCTATGGCAGAATTAGAGTCAAATATTGATGGAAGTTTATCAATAAAAAAGCTAATATTAGAATAGTGTCTCAAAATATAAATATTTATAAAATACCAAATTTTTTAAAACATAAAGAAAATTTAATTCATTTAATTTTTAAAATACCACAAACATATGTGCAAAATAATTTTGAATCTATTTCACATACTGATTGGCAGATAACAAAAACTATGAAAAGAGAATATGAAGAATATTTTATGACACATATATTTCAAGATTTTGCAAAAAGTTTTGGAAGTAAATATAAATTTAATAAAATTTTATGTACAAGTATTTGGTTTCAAGTTTATGCTAAAAACGATTTTCATATGACTCATACGCATCCTAAATGTAATTTTAGTAATGTTTTATATATTGAATTACCAAATAATAATTTAATAACAAATATTCATGATTTAAATGATAATAAAATAGATATAAATATTGAAGAGGGCAATATAATAACTTTTCCATCTTTTTATCGACACAATAGTCCTAAAAATACTACAGATAAATCGAAAATAGTTATATCTTTTAATACAGATGTAGAAATCTAATTGACCAGAGTGTATTATAAACAAAAAGGATAAAATATATGAATTTAACACGAAATTTTTCCCTTCAAGAATTAACTAAATCAGATACTGCTATTAGGAAGGGCATAGATAATGAACCTAATGCAGATCAAATAGATAAACTTAAAAGACTTTGTGAGAAAATACTACAACCAGTACGTGATCAATTTGGTAGAGTAAAAATAACCTCAGGCTTTCGTTCTCCTGAATTATGTGTTGCTATAGGATCGAGTTTAAATTCGCAACACTCCAAAGCTGAAGCCGCAGACTTCGAGGTGGTAGGCGTGGACAATGCTGAGGTAGCTGATTGGGTAAAAATGAATTGTGAGACAGATCAATTGATCCTCGAGTTCTACACTCCTGGCGAACCTAATTCTGGATGGATTCATGCAAGTTATGTAGAGTTTCAACCAAGAGCTCAATATATGAGAGCTTATAGAGATCCTGACACCAAAAAAACTAAATATAAACCAATAACAGGAAAGGCTATTGATTTAATATAATGGCAATTACAAGAGGACAAATACCAAGTTTACTTGAACCAGGACTAGGAAGAAACTGGGGTAAAAAAACTAGAAAACAATTTAAAGTAAAGGCTCCCAATGTTAAAGGACTTAGCTCGTACTATGATGACCTTTATAAAAAATCCAATAGCAAAAAAACTAAGGTCTAGAAACTATAAACCTAAAGTGATACAATCTAAAAAGTTGTACAACAGAAAAAGGCTTAAACACTATGACAAAACTATGTGCTAGAGGCAAAGCAGCCGCTAAAAGAAAATTTCGAGTATATCCATCAGCATATGCTAATGCTTATGCTAGTAAGATATGTGCTGGTAAAATTAAAGACCCTTCTGGTGTCAAAAGAAAAGATTTTAAGGGACCTAAACCAGCTGGTAAAGTTTCTGGTGGTGAAGCCAAGGTTAAGAAAGTAATAAGTGGTTTACAGAAAGCATCAAAAACACATGCTGCTCAAGCTAAAACATTACAATCTGTTGTAAAAGCTTCTGATGGACAATTCGCACAAAAACTACAACCATATGATGGAAGCTACATAAAAGGTAATTTAGCTGGTCATAATGTATCAAACAAAAGTTTAAATAATTATTACAAAGGAATGATTGATGAGTAAAAATAAAACTAAAAAGAAAATGCCTAAAGCTAGAGATATGGCTATGGGTGATAAAAATATTTCATATGTAGGAGACCCATTTATAGTAGATGGAGAAATCTTTGATCCTGCAAAAGAATTTCCAAAAACTTATATTAGACCAGAAGGGACTAAAAATTTTATGTGTGGCGGTGAAGTAAGAGGAACTGGAGCAGCAATTAAAGGAACAAAATTTAAAGGAGTCTTTTAATGGGAAAGAAAAAAGGTATAGATATCACTGGTGCATTTGGAGCATTTGATGATGAATATGTTACTGTGCCAAAGGGAGAGTTAGGAATAAAGAAAAAAGATAAAAGTTTAACTTTAAGTCTTGAAAAACCTTTCAGTAAAAAAACTAAAGAAAATATTAATAGTACAATTGGAGCTACCTTTACTAAAGAAGGCAAAGATTCTTCATTATCTATGACAGGTTCTAAAACTGGTAAATCTAAAAATGTAATGTTTTCATTTTCTAAAAGTTTTAATATAGGTGGAGAAGCAAGAGGTGGTGGAGCAGCTATTAGAGGCAAAGGTTTTAAAGGCGTATTCTAATGAGTCTTAAAAAATGGTTTGATCAAAAATGGGTAGATATTGGGAGCAAACGAAAAGATGGTTCATACGCACCTTGTGGTCGTTCAAAACTAGCATCAGATCAAAAACGAAAATATCCAAAATGCGTCCCTGCTGCAAAAGCATCAAGGATGACAGACTCCCAAAAGAGGAGTGCCGTTGCGAGGAAAAGAAGTAAAGCCCAAGGAGTGGGTGGTAAACCAACAAATGTAAGTACCTTTACCAAGAAGTATTATGGTGGTATGATAGAAATTTAAGGAGAATTTATGTCGGAAAAAATAAAAAAATTAAGAGCAAAAACTTTAGCAAAAATTGCTGGATCTCAAATAAGTGAGAGTGAAGCAGAAAAAATTAAAAAATTAATACCTACTACAAAAGATAGTGAAAGTGTATTTGAAGCTAAAAAAAATAGTCTCTTAATGAAAATTGATAGTATGAAAGTTGGGGGAGAAATGTTAAAAGGCAATCAAAAAAAATTAGACAAAAATAAAGATGGTAAAATATCTGGTGAAGATTTTAAGATGATGAAAAACAAAGCCAAAAAAGGCAAAATGATGTATGCAAACATGGGTATGGAAGCTAAATCAACTCAAGGTTATGGTGCAGCTAGAACATCAGGTATGGGTTTACAAGATGAACAATTACCACCGGGAAAAAGTTTAGATTATTATAAAGATATAATGTAATGAATTATGGCAACGTCAGGAACTACAGCATTCGATCTACAGATTGATGATATTATTGAAGAAGCATACGAGAGATGTGGTATTCGAACAAATAGTGGTTATGACATTAGAAGTGCTAGACGAAGTTTAAATCTTTTATTTTCTGAATGGGGCAACAGAGGTGTTCATCTCTGGAAAGTTAAATTAAATCAAATTCAATTTACAGCGGGAGTAGCAACATACTCAGTGCCTACTCAAGTTAATGATGTTTTAGAAGCTTACATTTCTTCAAGTGGTGCAGTAAATGGAACTTTAAATACTGCTCTAACTAATGTTGCAACAAGCGTTGTACTTACAGATGGTACTGGATTTGCATCAAGTGGCACAATTCAAATAGGACTAGAATTTATTACTTACACAGGTAAATCTACAAACACATTAACTGGAGCAACTAGAGGAGCTAGAGGTTCGTTAGCCGTGGCTCATGCAGCAGGTGTACCAGTACAAAATATAACTGGCTCAGGAACGGCAAGTACACAAGATGTTGCTTTAACAAAAATTGATAGATCAGCTTACTCTGCTTTACCAAATAAATTAACAACTGGACAACCCTCACAATATTTTGTGGATAGACAGACACAACCAACAATAAGTTTATATCTTGCTCCAAATGCATCTACTTATACAACATTAAAATATTATTCGATTGATAGAATTGAAGATGCTGGATCTTACACAAATAATCCAGATGTGCCTTTTAGATTTTTACCATGCATGTGTTCAGGCCTTGCATATTATTTATCACAAAAAAAATCTCCAGATAGAATTCAATTATTAAAACAACTTTATGAGGATGAATTATTAAGAGCATTGAATGAAGATGGTTCAAGAACTTCAGTTTATATTTCTCCTCAAACTTATTTTGGAGATGGTGTATAATGAGTTATGCAAGTGGAAAAAGATCATTAGCTATATCTGATAGATCAGGACAAGCATTTCCTTATAGAGAAATGGTAAAAGAGTGGACTGGTGCATTAGTACATATATCGGAGTTTGAACCAAAGCATCCTCAGATTGATCCACCTTATCACAAAGCTGATGCTGTTGCTTTACAAAATCCAAGAACTATGAAGTTTCAACAACCAACAGATATATCAACTATAAATCCACAAGCCCCAAACGATGATACAATTGCAGATTCAGGTGGGATATTTGTAGGGGTTGCTAATCTTACTTTACCGGGAGATTTTGCATTTAGAACTCAAGACTTTCAAGTAACTTCAAATGGAATTACAACAACTATTCATAGTATGATTCCAGAAGACCCTTCATTACAAAATAGAAGAAGAGAACTTATATCATCATTAGGTTCTGTGGAGGTAAGTATTACATAATGGCGATAACTTATGCAAATTTTTTAACCCAAGTAAGAAACTATACAGAAGTAGACAGTAATGTTTTAACTGATGCAATTATTCAAGATTTTATTAAATCAGTAGAATTAGATATAGCTGGTAAGGTTGATTACGATGATTTAAGAAAATATGCTACATCCAATTTTACAGCTGGAAATAGATATGTAATTTTGCCTTCTGATGCGATTATTGTAAGATCTGTTCAAGTTATAGATAGCAGTGATAACAGAACTTTTTTAGAAAAAAGAGACACAAGTTTTATTTCAGAATTTTCACCAAATGATACAGTGACAGGAACTCCTAAATATTGGGCAAATTGGGAAGATAATGTCCAACAAGGGCCAGTGATTTTAGTTGCTCCTACCCCAGCAACTGCAGATACAGTTCAATTAAATTATATAAAATCTCCACCAGAATTTACTAGTACAACGAATACTTTTCTTTCTACAAACCAAGAATCAATGTTATTACATGGAGTATTAACAGAGGCTTTTAGATTTCTAAAGGGGCCTGACAATCTATACAACCTCTATAATTCGAAGTATAATGAAGAAACACAAAATTTTGCCCTACAACAAATGGGTAGAAGAAGACGAGGAGAATATCAAGACGGAGTACCAAGAGTCAAAGTCGATTCTCCTAGTCCATAAATTTAAAGGAGAATAATTATGGCAATAACAACAAATGCAATCTGTGATTCTTTTAAAAAAGAATTACTACAAGGAAGTCACGATTTTGATGCATCAACAGATACATACAAATTAGCGATGTACACAAATTCAGCTACATTAGGTAAGTCTACTACAAACTACACAACACCAAATGAAGTTTCATCACCATCAGGTTATACTGCTGGAGGTAAAGCTTTAGTAAACCAAGGTGTTAAAGTTTCATCATCAGTAGCTATCACTGATTTTGCTGATTTATCATTCGTAGGTGTAACTCTAACTGCTAGAGGAGCACTTATTTACAATACGACTACAAACGGTGGTTCAAATACTACTGATGCTGTAGCTGTATTAGATTTTGGTGGAGATAAAACTGCAACGTCTGGAACTTTTACAATTCAGTTCCCAGCATTTACAACATCTGCTGCTATTTTGAGATTAGCTTAATTTAAAGGAGGAGCCTAGTGGCTGACATTACAGTTCCAGTTCAGTCGCCAGGCTCCGAATATTGGGGTCAATCCACTTGGAGTTCTAATGATTGGGGTGGATCAGGACTTTCAATAACTACAGCTCAAGGCTCTATAACAACTTCTGCAAATGCAGATGTAAACGTTACTGGCATACAATTAACATCATCACAAGGAACTACTGTTGGTGGTACTTCTGCTTTAGTATCAGTTACTGGTAGTTTAGAATCTATGGCTGTTGGAAGCACAGTTGTTGGAATAGGAGTTCCACAAACTGGTATTTCAATGAGTTCAAGCATTGGAGCAGCTACAGTTGATGAATCACAATTAACAGGAATTGGTTGGGGTAGAAGAGCTTGGGGTAATTTAGCTTGGGGTGAAGCTTTTTCAGTAGCAGCTACAGGTCAAACAATAACATCCTCTATTGGAACAGCAACAGCATCAGCAGATTTTACAGCTAGTGTAACTGGACAACAATTAACTTCAACATTTGGTAGTTTTTCTTTAAAGATTGATCAAGACATAACTGTTTTTGCAGCAGAGGATCAACTTGATTTTACTATTGGTACATCGACTTTTGATGCAGATGCAAGTGTAACTGTATCAAGTGCAGGTCAATTAACTGGTTCAATAGGCACAACGATTGCTGGTCTTAAAACACCAGTTGATGTTTCTGGAATTCAAGCAACTATGTCAATTGGTACTATTGCTTTACAACAGTCTACAAATGAACCAGTCACAGGACAACAAGCTACACTATCTTTAGGACAACATGCTGAAATACCAGGTCAAATTATTGGAGTATCTGGCCAACAATTAGCAGGGTCAATAGGTTCAGTCACAGTGACTGGTGTGGCTAATATCAGTGTAACTGGTATACAAATGACTGCTTCATTAGGTAATCCAATTATAACATCTTGGCAAGAAATTAATCCTGGTGTAACTAATACATGGGTAGAGGTTGATTTAGCAGCATAGTTTAAGTATAATTATAATTATTTAAGGAGAATTTTTTTATGACATCTAGTTATTCAACAGATTTAAAATTAGAGCTTATGGTTACTGGCGAAAACGCTGGTACTTGGGGTGATAATACAAACAACAATTTAAATTTAATTCAACAAGCCATTGCTGGTTTTGAGCAAGTAACACTTTCAAGTGGTGGGACTTTAGCTCTTGCTATGACTGATAAAACTATTTCTAATGCTAGAAATATGGTAATTAAATTTGCAACAGCTACAATAGCTGCTAGTACAATTTGTACTATACCAGATAGTATAGAAAAATTTTATATTTTTGATGCAACTGGATTAACTAATCCAGAAAATTTAACAATTAAAACTGCATCAGGAACTGGTTTTACATTAGATGCTGCAAAAATTTATGCTGCATATTCTGATGGAACAAATTTAAACGAAATTTCATTAGACACTTTAGGAGGCACAGTTGCTGCTGCACAAATTGCTGATAGTGCAGTAACCACTGCCAAAATTGCGGACGATGCTGTGACCTCAGCCAAAATTGCGGACGATGCCGTTGTTGCGGCTGCGATTGCGGATGACGCGGTTGGTTCGGCAGCTATCGCTGATGGTGCGGTAGGAACTGCTGCTATTGCAGACGATGCTGTAACTGCAGACAAACTTGCTAACACTGCAGTAACTGCTGGATCTTACACAACAGCTAATCTTACAGTTGATGCACAAGGAAGATTAACTGCTGCTTCATCTGGTTCAGCTGGAGCTCCTTCAATGATTTTAACACACACAAGTTTAACTGATTCTAATACGGATGCAGGTTTAAGTTCAACATTTACAGCTAATCCAGCTACAACAAAAATTAATGTTGTATTAATTGGTGGAGGAGGAATGGTTGGTAATTTTAACAGACCTTCTTCTCAAGCTACTGCAGGAACTGGTGGTGCAGGATTATGGAGCACTACAATTACACAACCTTTTACAGTTCCAATTTCAGTAGGAAGTGGTGGAGGCCCAACAGGACCAACTACAGGAAATTCAGGAAACCCATCAGTATTCGGTAACTTTGTTGCAAATGCTGGAAACGGTGGAGAAACTGGTAATCCAGGAAACGCACCAGGAGCAACTTCAATTTACACAGATTCAAATTTAACAATGCCAGCAACTAATATAAACCATGTTTGGCTAACTGGCCAAGGACAATCTCCGGGAGCTGGTTCTGGAAGAGGTGGTTCGGGTTCAGGTTCGACTAATAATCCAAACCGACCTGCTGGAGGCGGTGCTATTTTAATTTATGAAAATTTAGGAGATTAATATGGCAAAATTATTATTTATTAAAGACCAAAATAAAAGTGAAGGTTCGTTTGGTTTAGCTTTAGCAGATGGGGAATCTGTAGCTAACGAATGGACATATGATGTTGAGACAATTACACAAGAACAATATACACAGTTAGTAAACGGGTCTAAAATAATTAATTCAGATAACGGAAATATTACATTTGTAGATGCTCCTATTTGTCAAAATAAAGAAGAATACGATCAATGTTTGAGGGCTTTAAAATCTAATCTTGCAGAATTAAGTTGTAGTTACACTTACGCTGCTAAATACCACACTGAAGGTTTTACAAATTATGTAAACCAAGTAAACGAAATAGATTCATCTACTATTAGCTTTCCGTTAGGCACATCTTTTATAAATGATATAAGTACAAGATGTCCAGATTTTGTAAGTTTTATTACTAAATAAAATTTACAAACAGTTTAAAAAATGTATATATAGGTATATGTTTTCAAAGGATAATATAATTCAATTTAAAGCAGATAAATTTTTTATAGAAAATAACAAAGATATTTATCCTGTTCCTTCTTTAATAAATATTCCAGATTGGTTTAAAAAACTAAAACATCAAAAAGGACATGAAACAGTAAAAGGGTGTATGCCTTTTTTAGATGCTATTTCAGCTGGTTACATACTTAAAAATTCAACTGATTTTTGTATTAAAAACGAAGATGAAAAAACTTATATAGAATATTCTTTAGGTCAAAACCCAACAGATTATAATTTAAATGCTGCAAATAATCACTCAGCCCATCCTAAAATGCAAATGGAAGGTTCTCCATTAGTAAAAAAAAATAATATGCCAGCCTTTTTAAAAATACTAAATCCTTGGATTATAAAAACTCCTCCTGGATACTCATGTTTGTTTGTAAATCCCTTAAATAATTCTGACGATAGATTTGAAGCAATAGCTGGTATTGTTGATACTGATATTTTTAAAGGACAAATTAATTTTCCTATTGCTTTAAATAGTGATAAATATAAAAAAAATTTTGAACATTTTGTAAAAAGAGGATCGCCCTTAGTGCAAGTAATTCCTTTTAAGAGAGAAAGTTGGAAAATGAAAATTACAGAGGAAAAAGATTATACAATTAATAAATTTTTAACAGTATGGAATACAAATTTTTTGAGACAATATAGAGATAGAATATGGCAGAAAAAAAAATGGAAGTAAAAGATTTAATTGATATTCAAGACAATGCTATTGATATTAGAATGGTAGCAAGAATAGTAGAAGTATATGCAAAAAGAAAAAATATTTTTGAAGATGCAAAGGTAGGTCCTACTAAAGATGAGAATGGTTTATTAAAAAAACACATAAGAAGTGCAAAAAGTGTGAACTTAAATAGAAATGCAAAAAGTTTAACAGATGTTCGATGGGGAAATAATTTATTGTCTGTGTTTCTAAATGGGTTAGCTAGATATAAGGAAAATAAAAAATTAAAACATTTAGAAGGTATTATGGTAAATGATATTCAATTACTAAAATATAATGAAGGTGATCATTATATATACCATATTGATCACGGCCATTTTACACCTAGAACTTTAAGTTGTATATTGTTGTTAAATAATGATTATGAAGGTGGTGAGATTTCTTTTACAGATCCTCAAGGTAACAACGAATTTAAGGTTGAGACAAAACCAGGTAGGTTAATTGTTTGGCCTAGTAATTTTATGTATCCACATAAAGTAAATAAAGTAACGAAAGGAACAAGGTATTCAGTTGTATCATGGGCACTATAAGAGATTTTAAATATAAAAAAATAGAAAATTTTTTAAGTAAAGATGTTTTAAATTTAGCAAGTACTTACTGTGAAATTAAACATAGACAAACCGATGTTATAGAAAACCCAAACAGAGCTGAGCTTGAAGGTAACTATGATACTGCATTTTACGCAGATTATTTTTGTGAATCTTTATTAATGCGAAGTGTTAATAAAATGAATGATTTAACAGGTTTAAAATTATCACCCACTTATTCTTATTGGAGAATGTATACTTTTGATTCTCAACTTAAGGAACATACAGATAGGCCTGCTTGTGAAATAAGTGTTTCAATTAATATTAGTAATAGTGGGGAAGAATGGCCAATTTATATAGATGGTAATCCAATTATATTGAAACCAGGAGATGCAGTAATCTATCTAGGTTGTGAACTTAAACATAAAAGAGAAAAATTTACTGGAGATCATAATGCACAAATTTTTATGCATTATGTTGATAAATCTGGTCCTTTTTCTAATCATATTTTAGATCGAAGAAGTTTACCTGGAGAAGCCTTAGTTGGGTTTTAAATACAATCTTAATAAGGTATAATACCCATATGCCTTTAACAAATGTACAAATAAGACCTGGATTTAATAAACAAGTAACCCCTACTGGAGCTGAAGGACAATGGACTGATGGGGATTTTGTTAGATTTAGATATGGCCTTCCTGAAAAAATAGGAGGCTGGGAACAAATAACTTCAAATACACTAGTCGGTGCGGCTAGAGATCAACTTGTTTGGGCTGACTTGGATGGTAGAAGATATTCAGCTATAGGTACTAATAAAGCTTTAATAATTTATTTTGAAAATTCATTTTACGACATTACACCATTAGACGCTGCAATTGCTGGAGCAACCTTTACAACAGCTAATACTAGTCCAACTGTAACAGTAAATAAAATAGCCCACGGACTTTCTGCTGGAGATTTATTTACATTTACATCTGTTACACCTCCATCAGGAGCTGGTTATTTGGCTGCAGATTTTACTACAAATACTTTTGAAGTTGTGACGGCACCAAGCCAAGATACATTTACGATTACAATGGCAACTAATGCTGGAACAACAGTTGCGGCAAGTGGAGCAGCAACAATAAATCCTTATGTTAAAGTAGGACCACTAAATCAAACTTCTGGTTTTGGTTATGGTACCTCTGGGTGGGGTGGATCATCTGGAGTAATATCAACACTTAATGGTTTACTACAAGATGATACTGCTGGAACTGGAGGGTCTGGTACATCAATTACTTTATCTTCTGTTGTTGGTTTTCCAACATCTGGAACTATAAAAGTAGGCACTGAATTTATTTCTTACACTGGTATATCCACAAATGATTTAACTGGTATTACCAGAGGAGTTGCAGGAACAAGAACTGCTCATTCTACTGGTGCTTCTGTTGAAGTTTATCTTGGATGGGGAACGGCATCATTAACTGGTGGAGTGACCTTAGAGTCTGCATCATGGTCATTAGATCATTTTGGTTCAAAATTAATTGCAACAATAAAAGATGGTCAAACTTTTGAATGGGATACAATAAGTAATGTTGCTGCTGCTTTAACAACTAGAGCAACTGTAGTAAGTGGGGCACCCACAAAATCTGTTATGTCAATTGTTTCTGAAAGAGATAGACATTTAGTCATTCTTGGAACAGAGACTACGATTGGTACTTCAAGTACCCAAGATAAAATGTTTATAAGATTTTCAGATCAAGAAGATATATCTGATTATGCTCCAACTTCAGTCAACACTGCGGGTACATTTAGAATAGATTCAGGAACAAAAATTGTGGGAGCTGTGAGAGGTAAAGATTATATTTTAATTTTAACTGACACATCTGCATATGTTATGCAGTTTGTTGGTCCTCCGTTTACATTTTCAATTAGACAAGTTGGTTCGAACTGTGGGGCTATAGGACAACACTCTATCAAATATGCTAACGGAGCTGTTTGGTGGATGGGTCAAGCTGGAGGTTTTTTCGTTTATGATGGTACTGTAAAATCTGTACCATGTTTAGTTGAAGATTTTGTATTTACAAATAAAGGAGACAACCTTGGCTTAAGTTATGCTAATGGTGAACAAATATATGCAGGACTCAATCATCTTTATGAAGAAATAAGTTGGTTTTATCCTAAAAATGGTTCTTCATTAATTGATAGAGTAGTCACTTATAATTATTCTGAACAAACGTGGACAACTGGTTCATTATCTAGAACTACTTGGTTTGATGCCACACTATATGATAATCCTTACGCAACAGAATTTTCATCAACAGGCACTCCCTCTTTTCCAACAATACAAGGAGTAACAAATCAAAATGGTGCTTCAACTTATTATGCTCATGAAGTGGGTAATAATGAAGTAGATTTTACTGGAGCAAAAACAGCTATTCCAGCTTTTATTCAATCTGGAGATTTTGATTTATCTCAAGGTGGAGATGGACAATTTTTTATGAGCTTAAGAAGATTTATTCCTGATTTTAAATTAATTACTGGTGACGCACAAATAACTATTAACCTTAGAAAGTTTCCTTCTGATACTTCAACATCCTCGCCTCTCGGACCTTTTACAGTAAATAGCACAACTGAAAAAGTAGACACTAGAGCAAGATCTCGATTTGCAAGTATTAAAGTTGCGAATACTTCAACAGACCAAAACTGGAGATATGGAACTTTTAGAGCTGATGTGCAACCTGATGGAATGAGATAATGGCAAGAGTAGATATTATAATTCCAGAGCCAACACCAGTTTATACTGAAGATAATCAAAGACAAATAGCTCAATCTTTACAAACTCTTAAAGATAAGTTAAACACTTCTTATCAACAAGAAATAAAAAATGAACAAGATACTTTTAATTGGTTTTTATTATGACAATCAGATACAAAAGTGACACCTACGATTTAACAACAAGTAATATTACAACAATTTTAACTTGTCCTGTTGATGGAACAATATTAGTTAAATCATTACAAGCAAGTCACCAAAATGCAAGTAATGTAGATGTTGATGCATATTTACAAAAGTCTGGTGGATCAAATGTAGAAATTAGTCATGCACAATTAAATAAAAGTTTTACAAATATGGTAAGTGAAACTTTAGCGATGGAAGCATCTGATGTTCTAAAAATTCAAGCAGACACGGCTAATGAAATTACAGGTGTTGTAAGTTATGCTCTTATAGACAGATCCCAGGAAAATGGCTAGA